AATGTAAAAAGCTAGGAACATAAACAAAAATATACCTATTATAAACGCAAAACCATTTCGTCGTCGAAGCTGGTTTAATAACCCAACGATTAGTTCCCACGCAACATAAGCAAATAAATACCAAAGATGAAATGCCGGAGTTAATAAGCTTACCATATTTATAGAATGATAATACCCAATTTCATAGAAGAAGACTATATATATTATTTGTAGAATAGCAAATTGAAAAATTATAGTTTTCATTTTTTTAAACTTTAAACTACTCAATAAGTATCCGTTTATAAAAACAAATGCTGGCATGTGGAATGAATAAATACAGTTAATCAAATACGTTAATTTACTTACTCGCATAAAGCCCATAACATGACCTAAGACGACCAGTATTATTAATATTGCTTTTAAGTTGTCTGCTACAATATCCCGTTTGACAGTCAATAGCCGTTATCCCCTCTCAAAAATTTAATCGTATTTAAAATTATCAAGATTGAATCCACAATAAACAAAAAATTTTCCACGCCAAAGCGTGGGTGATTTTTTGCTTGTGAAATAATTATATTATAGCACTATTTTGCCGCTTGTGAGGCGGATTCTGACGCCGTTTCAGTGTCAGATGATGCAGAACTATTCACTACAGCGACTGTAGACGTGGGTGCCTGTAATTCGTCAGCGGCCTGATTAGCGGTCGCTTCAATCTGACTTTCCTCATCGTTATCAGTCGTTGGTGCCGTCACTGTTTGAACGTCAGTAATAACGCCCAGCATACCAAGGATCGTTAATACAGTGTTGATAACAGCGACAATGGCTGGCCAGTCACCAGTAAACTTAATGCCAAACATGGCAAAGATTTGTTGAATCAAAACGATCAATAAGGAAATGATCCCAGCGATCAATTTCCCATTCAAGCTTCCGTCAGCGTTCTTAAAACTAATTTTTTTCATTTCTTTTGGCTTCCTTTTCATATAGATGTTTAAATTCCATATCATGACCATCTAGCCGGCCTTCTACCTTAATGACCCGATTTTCAATCGCATTCATTGCTTCAGCATTTTGCTGCCTCACTTTTAAACTTTCATCGGTAAAACGGCTAAGCCGCTTGCCTAAATCGTTAAGCGGGATACGGACCGTCTTGTTGAGAATCCAATTAGCTAATATACAAATACTAGTGACAATGGCAACAATCGATCCCCATTCATCCCAACCTAATCCTAATAGTGTATGCAATTATCGCACCACCAATCGCTGGCTAGGATAGATAGTGGTGTAAATTGACTTTCCATTCTGACTAGCTAGTGTAGTCATGCTCAGGCCGTTGCGTTGTGCGATTGTCCACCAGCTGTCACCATACTTAACTGTGTAGTACGTATGAGTTGCACCACTCTTTACATATTCCAGCGTATTACTTGCCGGGCCGGTTGCTAGATAGCCATAGCCATTAAAACGTGGCTGACGTACCCAGCGGTACCCGCCCTTAATAATGGCTTGATCAGTCTTTACCGTAGTTCCAGCTGGCAAAATAGCGATCGTATTTGATGACGTTGACGTGCTTGTGTGCAGCTTAACCGCAGTCTTGAGTGTGTAGGTTTTCTTTTCCTTGACCCACTTTGCCGAGGCAGCCGGCTTGGAAACATTTTTGTTTGCTTTTTGGTTGTTAGCCTTAACTGCACCTTTATTAGTCGGCTTGACCGTTGATTTCTGGCCAGCAGTGTAGTAGTTGCTATTTAATTGGCTAACATCGAAGCCACCATAGCTAATACGGAACTTAGCCGTTGATGACCACTGCCATGCGTGGTTAGTTGAATACCAGTTCTTACCGCTAACCACATACGGGTAAGAGGCAATCCAGCCAGTTTTGCCCTTGATAGTCATCTTATTGTTAGCCCATGATCCTGACGTGTAAATGTCGGCCCGATAACCAAATGTCTGAATCTCTTTCATGAAGGCCGCATTATTGCGGTCATTGGTCGCTTTGGACTGGTTATTGGCTTCCTGTGATTCTACGTCTGTTGCCAATACTGCGCCAACTGGTAGTCCTGCCGCTTTAGCTGTTTTACCGGCAAAGTCAGCTTCGGCAATAGCTTGTGCCTTAGTTTTGTAATGGGCAAAATGATAGCCGTTGACGTATAAGCCAGCTGCTTGACCATTAGCAATATTGCTAGCAGCATAGCCGTCTTTGAAGGTTGTTCCCTCACTAACTTTGACGGTAAGGGCCTTAACACCGAACTCATTACGCATGGATGTGTACTCAGCGGTGCTCATGTAGCCGTTGTTATTCGACACATCGACCATGTCCATGCGAGCAGCCTGACTGGTAACATTGACCATTAAAAAGGCCATAAAAATGGCGCCCACCGTTAAGATGAGTGCCTTTAACTTGTGCTTATTCAATTGTCTACCTCCTATTTGTCATTCCTGATTAAACGGTCAAAAGCGTCCTAAAATACACTGGCCTAGTCGTTTTAACTTATTAATTTTCAATTCACCATCTCTTCAAAGTTCATCTTTCACTTAATACTTATGATGTTGGCAATTCATTCTTAAGAATGGATTGCAGCACACTCTGCGCCTCCGACATCGTAACATCGTCTAACTTCTTATCTGAAAAATCTGATTCAGTGGCAGTAACATTCGCATTCACATAGGTGCCAGTTTCAGACTGATTAAATTGAGTGGATACCGATGAAATCTTGCCAGCAGTAAAACTCCACCCACCATTAACTGCAATTAGAGAGTCAATTACTGATGGAATCTTATCCACCGCACGTTTGGATAATTCTTTTTTTGTTAGATCATCGAACGTTTCATCTTTAGCTAAGTCCTTCGGATAAATAGTGACATTTGCCGTAATAGTTACTCGACCTTCTACTTCGCCACGAAGACCTGCAATTACAGAACTCGTGTTGCCAGCGCCATCAATATTATAAGAAATGCTAGTGTTTAATAAGTTCATTGTTGTTCCCCTTTTCCAAATGCTTTTTCTAATTCATCGAATAAAACGGCGTACACTTCAGCAGTCTGCCCATCTAATTCATATGGATAGTCTGCAAGTGATTGATAGAGAGCTTTCATTCGTTCAGAATACTGGCTCACGTCAATATTAATCACTTCATTGATTAATTGATCAAAGTTTGACTGTGCTTCGTCCATTGTGTAGTCATCTTTTAAAATTAATGTTTTCTTATCCGCTTGGTATACAAATTCCCCATCATCATCAGTTTTGAAATAGACTTTCTGTGTGGCAGTACGATCTTCGTTAAACTGTTTGTTTGCATCAGCAAGACGCTTTCCGAGCCATGTTCGACCCAACGATGCTCGCCCCTTGAGTTTATATCCTTGAAGTGCTTGATAAACGTTTACTAATTCACCATTTTTGAATCCTAATTGTACTGATTCTTTTGACATAATTATCCTTCTTTCAATTGTTTAACTTCTAATTCTAATTCGTTAATGCGATCTCGATAGTTACGAACGATTGGGATGAGAGTTAATGCAACACGATCATACATAATCCCTTCTACTTCACCTTTTTCATTGTATTCTACTAATTCAGTTAACCCAGCATCGTCTAAATCATCAGCAATCATACCGAAATAGCGGCGAGGATCTGGGGCTTGAGGATCTAATGCTTTTTTACGAACTTCTGCTTTATCAAACCAATGTGCCGTGGGAATCTCCAAGATACGTTCACCCATATTAATATCAAATGATCGTTCGATATTTGTTTTGTACTTAGAAGCCGAACTAGCCCTAACAATGGCACCATCATCAGCAACATAAACGTTAGCCGCATGACTGCTGGTTCGCACCCATGTGCTAAAGTTGTACAAGTAGTCGCAGTCCATAATAATGTTTGACCCATTCATACCTCCAGAAGAATTACTGGTCTGTGTAGCACCAACCATAATTGAAGGACTGGCCGACCAGTATTGATTGTATGACGTGGCTTTTCCTCCAGATATAACCACACCACGTTCAGCTCCACCAACTTTGGTCATGTGCCAACCCTTATTCAAAAGGCCAGAACCATATCCAGTCGCAATACCACTAAATTTTTCTGTTCCCATTACTATGTCAAATATTCCACTTCCAGTTGCATTATCCGAATTTGTCAAGACTGCGTATTTACGACCAATAAAAGCAGCGCCTTCAGTTGATTGCCCGCCAAACGTATTTGATATACGTAGATATGGATCAGTAGATGTGTCATAAGTTCCAGGCTCAACGAATTGCATTTCACCATTTTTTAACATTACACGATTACTGCCGTTTGCTACTGACATGTACCCTTCATTGACATTAATGTCAATCGTATTACTGGAGTTGTGGATACGACCTTCTTGGAACTCAACGTTACCAGTATTCAGATTAATTGATAAGTTGCTGCCATTAATCGTACCGGTTGTTATATTGTTCGCATTAAAATTGATTACATTTATATTCGCAGCATTGATAGTACCTGCAGTAAGCTTATCAGCACTTAAGTTAGCAATCATGGCTGATTTAATAACACCATTCTTGATATAGGTGTCGCCATCGATCATGATTTTTTTGCCACTAATAAGTATCCCACTTGAGTCGACATTGATAAGGTTAACAATATCGCCATGTCCTTCATTGTATGGCAACAGTGAACTTCCCAAATTCAGCATTGCGCCACTGGCATAACAGCTAATTTTGTTTAGATTTAAAAAGTTAATTGTTAAATTCATTTGCACGGCATCTTCAGGAATATCGACTGTGATAGAGTATCTTTTCCAATCTGTACTATCACGGGTATATATTTTATTTGTGCCAAAATAAGTTCCATTGCCATCGGAATCAGTAGTCTTTATATATATTCTGAATTGTCCTTCAGCTTCATTAGTTCTTGCGTATACTGAAAAAATTACAGTTTTACCTTTTAACGAAGCTACTATATCATCCGATGGTGTTTGAATAAAACTCCAATTATCTCTATCAGCGCTTCCACCAATATACGTTCCAGCAGCAATGGGGACACCATTTGATATTGAATACCATACTTTATCAGCTCCGTTTGACCAATATTCACCATTGACGAATCCACTGTTCTTCACTAAGTTGGTATGTTCAGTATATAACTCGTTAACAGATAGTTTAATATTGTTCGCAGTTTGCTTGATTTGACTGACTTCAGTTTTATCAGCTTTGTTTACTGCAATTGATTTGATACCATCAACAGTTTGATTAATGTTGGTAAATTTTGAATCAGCATTTGATTTATTCTTAGCAACAGTAGAAGAAATAGAATCTACTTTCTGGTCTACATTAGATAAAGCTGTGACGGTTGCACTGTTTTTCACCTGTTTCTGAACAGTAGTTAAAGTGCTACTAAATTCCGTAGCGCTTGCCTGCAATTGACTAATATTATGCTTATTTGTTTTATTGTCAGAACTTAGTGAATCAAAACTAGCACTCAAAGACTTGCTTGTTGCTTGAAGTGTACCAATATCAGTAGATTGCTTACCGAGAGTGTCATTAACTTTTGTAAATTGGCTTTTAAACCCACTTGAATCAGCCTTTAATTCATTAATACTGGTCGTATGCCCATTAACTGTCGTTTTAACACTCGATACAGTTGCGTTAATTCCATCAGCAGTGGCATTAATCTTATTCTGTGACCAAGTTTGAGTAGCATACCCATTAAGATCTTTCTGCTCAATTTTCTTGGAGATATCAGATTTCATTCCATCAATAGTTTGAGAGATGCTAGAAACTGCTGTAACTGTAGCTGTGTCAGCTGGATTGACTGAGTAATCAGTGGCTACGCTGCCTTTTTCAAACTTGAATCTTGCATTTTCATCTCCATAAGTTACGAAACTAACTCTCACATACTTCGCATTGTCAGGAATTACTATTGTCCATTTCTGAAAGGCAGCGCCATTAGCCGTGACTGGTATCTCCGAGCCTTCTAGTCTTTTGATAAAGGTTTTATTGCCATCATATACACCCACGCCGAACCATAAGAATTGCCCAGTAAGCAAATGGATTTCTTCTTGCATACAATAAGTTTGATTTGATTCTACCTTGATAAAATCCGTTACTCTTTCCAAAGTAGAATCAACAGGGCTAATGGTACCATTGTCTCCACTAACATACCCTGCTGTAGTATTTGACATTTGAATAAGATTAGTTCCGACAGCACTATTTTGAACCTGTGTTTGAACAGTTTCTAAAGTGCTGCTTACTTCAGTAGCCGTCTGTTTAAGTCGACTAATATCATTCTTATTAGTCTTATTATCGCTTGTTAACGTATTGAACCCGCTAGACAATTCTTTAGATGTGGCTTTCAAGCTTCCAATATCCGTAGTTTGCTTGCCGAGAGTATTGTTAACCGTTGTAAACTGACTCTTAAACGAGCTTGAGTCTGCTTTAAGGTCATTAATGCTAGTTGTCTGACCGTCAACGGTACTCTTGATACTGGAAACAGTTCCAGTAATTCCATCAGCACTAACCTGAATCTGATTTTGTGTCCAGGTCTGGGTTGCATATCCATCCAAATCATTCTTAGTCAGTTTGACAGCTAGGCCACTCTCTAACTCGGTGATAGTCATAGTCGATCCGTCAGTTAAAGTCTTATAGCTCTGGCTGACCGCTCCAGCGATTTGCTTAGCATCTTTAGAATCAGCGGCAGCAGAAGAAGCCTGTTTTACTGCATCATTAGCATTGCTTTGAGCATTAAGTGCAGTAGCTACGGCGCTATCTGTTTTTTGACTAACTTTACCAAAGTCCGAAGCTGTAGAATTTGCTTTATCAATTGCAGAACTAGCGCTGCTTTGAGCATTCAGTGCACTAGCTACAGCGCTGTCAGCCTTTTGGTCGACTTTACCGAAGTCCGAAGCTGTAGATTTTGCTGTGGCAACTGCGGAGCTAGCTTCACCTTCAGCACTTACTGCTTGGCCTAGTGCTTGATTAGTTAATGCATTTATATCATCGTACTTGGCCGCAAGCTGGTCAGCTTTATCACTGGCCGCTTTAGCTGCATCTGTACTAGCCTTAGCTTCCAGTTCCACTTGGTCAACTTTTGCTTTCACTTCTTCCCCAGTAGCGTCCGACACAGTAAGTACCCATTTACCAGTTCCATCTGCCTGACGCTCGTAAGTCCACAATTCAACTTTATTACCGTTCTGTTTGTACCAGATATCGTTAAATTTAGCTCCGTATGGCGGTTCAGTTGTATCTGTACCATAGATATAGTTACCCGAAGCACCTTGCCGTCCACCTAAGTCAGCAACATATTGTGATAGCTCGCCTCGCCAAGCATAGCTACTACTAGAGGTTGAGGTCTGATCTGCTTTAGAAACAGCAGACAAACTGCCATCAAACGTCATAGTATAACCATTGTTAGGCACGTTGAACTTGTTGCCTTTAGTATCCTGTAGTGTTAGCCAATCGCCAGCTTCTATTGCAGGATTGCCAAACCAATTCAAACTGAAAGGGTAGAAGGTCAAGCTCTGTAACTGTTGCCATATTGATGTTAAGCGATCCATTGTCATCAAATTGTTGGTGAGTTTAATCTGTGATCCTGACGTTGCCCCTACTTGAAGCGTATTTGTAGTTTCGGTACTCTGACCTGTTGAATCCGTAGTAGTCGTTGTGACCTCACACTGAATACCGCCAATTTTGTATGGTGCTTCATTTTTTGTTAAGCCACCTTGTTCATATTGGCTCGGATCTAATGTATAATCTGGCTCTGTAATCGTGCGAATTGTTAATTTGCCGTCCCTATCAAACGTTGCAAATCCAGCATAAAATTGAGCAATCATGCCAATTGCATTTCGATACGTTTGACCGGTAATAGCACTCGGTAAGTTAACTTGTACAGGCAAACGACTAATGTCAGTTGTATTGAGTAACACGCCAGCTAAATTTGCAATTTCTGCAATCACACTGGTCATTTTCGCAGGGTAAGTTAACTTAGAAGTGTAGGTACCCTCCAATAGACACATCTGGTCATATGCCTTAATTGTTGTCTCATCGTTGTTTCGGTCCATTTGAATGTCATCTGATACGATAAAAAGACCAAGCGAGCTATACTCATAGCCATTAGATGTTTTTATACCAATCTTAGGCCATACCGTCATGCCAGGTTTAAGTCCTTCAATTAAGTGCGCAAACTTAATTGTCACGCTGTTTTCATAATTCGAGCCAATACCAAACGTATCTCCAGTATAGCCACCTGCGTCATATGAAATGGATGCAATATCTGTCGTTTTATAGTCAATCTTGTTAATTGTGACAACTGCATCCAACGTCCGTTCAGTTGCCTTCCATGCAGCGAGGGCTAAATCAGATTGCTTAATCATTAATTTTCACCCGCCTACTGTTCAATGAAATCCATTGAAACATTCTGCCAAATATAATCTGATGTCACTGGATTAAGTGTATAAATCGGTGCAGTCCGATCACCAACATAAAATGTCTTGGCCACTACTGCACCTTCTTGTGGGTCTAAATAACTGCAAGAAAAAAACTGTCCAGAGACAGCTTTTAGTATTGTGCTATTCTCGGCCAGTGTTAGCGGCCCCCATTTTACCGTTAGCTTGCGTTTGATTGCGACACGGTCTCGATGCAAAAGCCCATTCGCGTCACGTGATGCTTTTGCATCAATATCTTGGATTGCAACTTCTAGGGACTGTGGTGCTTTAACCACTGTCCCACCAATCTTCAGTGAATATGTCAATCGTAATCATCTCCTATAGTCTCAACATGTTTTTACCATTCTTCTGATTTACCGCGTTAATGCCTTTAATAGCAGCATTACCGAACTTCTCATCACCAACTTGCAACGTCAAGTTCACATTGATCGGTTGATTGTTCATGCTGCCGCCAACGTTTGTCATTTGTAAGCCCTGTACAATCGCGTTAACGATGCTTGTTCCAAGCTCGTTAATGCCACCACTATTCATAATCTGTGTACTTGTACTACTTGGCTGACTAGCCAGACTGCTCATATCCATCGACTGAGTTAAAGCTGCGGGCATTTGTAAGCCATCACTGAACGTTTGTCCCATGAAGCTTAGTGCCTGCTTAATCAATTGTATTGACCGTGGAATGTTAGTTAAAGGTAAAACCATTTCCGGCTTATTCTGTTCAGCCACTTCGATCATTTGATGAGTATCAACAAGACCGCCGTTAGCAAAACGGCGGTGCCCAATCGGTCCACTGTGCAACCAATCAAATTTAGGCGTGCCCCAAATGACTGTATGACCAGCAGCATTGTAATAGTCTGAGTTATTCAGATAAGCCAATACTTGGTCAAATGATGATCTGAAATTATGATGTCCAGGAAAAGCAAATGCATCAAAGGTTGACTTGACATACTGTAGTGGTCCACCTGCAGGATTACCAGCTAGCGAGTTCACATCAGTAATTGTCTGCGTAATATTTCGATTCCCGGTCTCTGACTTAGCCACTTCAATGATATCGTGTTGCATCTTTGACCACCGCGATTTAGGAACTTTAGTCATCTCGAGTGCGCGACTAATCATTGAATGAGTGATTGCACCACCATTTGGTCCTTCGCTCTCGCCGTATTCTTTGAGAATCTTACCGACCCAACTTTTAGCACTATCAACACTAAAATCCACCATACTTTTAGCAACATCTAGCGGATAGCCACCTAAGCCGGTAAATTTAACAAACTTGTTCATAGCAGCTTTCAATACTTTTTCAGGGCGCGTGATATCGTCCCAAATATCACTTGCCGTATCTTTCACACCATCGGCAAAACTGCCTACACTGTCCCCTATACCACTGAACAAATCACCAAAATTCGGCATGCTAAAGTTGAAACTTGGCAAATTGAAGTTACCAATACTTGAAAAGTCAAAATCAAAGTCTCCAATACCACCGGCATAGTGTGGCACCATTGCTGTTGCTTTACGAGCCGTTTGTGCCGCATTGAGAATTTGAGTACCTCTCGGAAGATTGACCATCATATTGCGAACTGCTGGGAAAAGACCTGTTCGTCCATTTGGTAACTTGTATGCTTCACGATACTTATCACCAACCTGATCATTAACGATTGCTGGACCACCTTTATGGCGACCACCAGTTGCAAATGACGGAACACTCCAGTGGCTCAATGACTTTGCTTTGCTGGAGGCGCCTACGTGATTGAGAATCCATTTAATGCCATCGATAACGCCATTAACGGCTTTTCCAATCGTACCAATTATTGCATTAGCAACATCCGCAGAACCCTTTTTTACAGACTTCCAACCAGATGAAAGACCGCCACCAATTTTACCGCCTAAACCACCGGCCCATTTTGCAATTGTTTTACCCGTGCCAGTTCTAAACGAGGCAACCCAATTACCTAACTGAGTACCGGCTCTTAACGCAGCCGTCCTAGAACTCCCCATTCCAGAATGAGTCTTCGAACCTAAACTACCGGCCCAATTAGAGACAGTTTTACTTGCATCATTTCTAAAATTATTCACCCATGAACCAAGCTTACTACCAGCGTTCTTTGCCGATCGTTTGCCATCTTCGACTTTAGTATTAACATTACTACCGATATTTGATGCCCATTTTCGAATACCGACGATTGCACCTTTAGATTTGCTCGTAAACTCAGACGTCCAGTTACCAATCTTTTTACCCGCTTCTTGAGCGGCCTTTTTACCATCAGAAACTTTCTTATGAACACCGTTGCCAATATTCGATGCCCAAGTGTTAACAGTTCTCTTAGCACCGCCAACAAACCCAGTAGTCCAATTACCAATATTCTTTCCTGCTTGTTGGAAATCCTTCTTAGCATTAGTTATATGGGTCCCAACCTTTTTACCAACACTCTTAGCCCAATCGGAGGCTTTACCCGGTAATTTCGATGCCCATTTAAGAATATTCTTACCTGTTTTTGTATCTTTAAGGAACCAGGAAGCAATCGTGCCAACCGGATTAATAATAAAACCAATTATTTTAGTCCAATTTTTAGAGATCCAATCGATTGAATCTCCAAACCATTTGGTTATATTCTTCCACACAGAATTACAAAAATCTCTAAATTTCTTATTATGTTTGTATAGCGCGACGAATCCAGCAACTAATGCCGCGATAGCCAATACCACTAATGCTACTGGATTCGCGTCCATAACTGCATTCAATGCAGCTTGACCAACAGCAGCCAGTTTAGACCACACAGACCAACTCTTGAGCGCCTTCCAACCATCTGCTAATGCAGCAGCATAATCTGACCACTTCATTTTTGCAAGCGACCATAATGTCTTCACACTGCTAACGGCTTCTTCTAACTTATCAATTCCAGTAATACCTTTGAAAAAGTCTCTGAGAACATGCCCTTTACCACCGATAATAGCCGCTTTATCAGCTAAATTTTCCAGTAGTCCTATTCCATTGCTTAATCCTGTCATTGTTACTTTGAATGCAAACATAGTTACTAAGACTTTCGCCATTGCTTCAACAGCCGTATGGTGTTTATCTACCCAACTGGAAATTCCACCCAATGCATCCGCTAACTTCTTAAGCACGCCAACGATAACTCCACCAGTCCACTTTGCTAACGGCTTAAGGAACGAATCCCATATCCATTTAAAAGCGGGCGTTGCAGCCGTGATGATGCTGTGAACCAATTTTAATGCAGCTGCAAGCGCATCAAAGAACGCCGGTATTAGATTGGTAATCGTAAATTTTGCTAACGGTAGCAAAACATTTTGATAGCCCCAGTCCAAACCGTTCCACACGTCTTTAGCGACTGGCCGAATGGCTTTTAATAATCCATCAATCGATTTTAGCAAGGGCGTAAAATCAAGCTTAGAAGCCCATTTAACAGTTGCACCAGCCATATCATTTAATGCACCCAGTATATCATTAACCATGCCTAGTAGCGTTTTAAAGATGGATGTCCCAACGTTTCCATGTTGCCAAGCTTTATCAAACTGACCAGCAAATGCGCTAATTTGTTTCAAGTTATGCGTGAATAGTTTCAACAAATTGGTGGCAATTTTTTCTCCTGTTCCATCATTGAAGGCATCTCTAAACGATGTAGCAATATGATTTAATACCTTCAGCACATCATTAAAAGCATTTAAAATAGCCTGAATTAACTTGGTCCCAGTATTACCTTGCGTCCATGCTTTATCAAAAGCGGCCGCAATATCACCAATAATCTGAGTCACGGTCGTTGCTAGCTTGATTAAGTTTGCAAAAATCCGTTCACCCAGATTGCCGCCATTCCATGCACTACGGAACGAGCTTGCAATATCATGAATCAGTTTCAACACATCATTCAATGAATTGAAAATGGTTTGGATTAACTTAGTTCCACGGCCACCGCCGCCTTCCCACGCTTGTGAGAATGCTTTGGCAATATCGCCAACAATATTTAGCATGTCTGCTAACAATTGCAAAATAGCTTCTACTGTCTTCTGACCAGTGCCGTTATCCCATACATGCATAAACGACCGACCAACATCCCCAAGGGCGCGTCCGACCTCTTTCCAAGCATACTTAGCCGCATCTACTACCGACTTACCCTTGGCGTCCCACGCTGCCTTCATTGGATCAAACAGTTCACCCAAAACTTTTTGTAACTTTTTTGCTGCATCCGTTGCGCTATTGAATGACTGACCTAACGGAACACCGAAATTAACACCATCATTACCGGCTTCACTACCAATGTCATCCGTCGACTGCAACGGTGTACTTTCTGGTGCACTTTGCGTGGGTGTTGACTCTGGCGCAGCTTGCGTTTCTTGTGGCGTAAATGTCTCTTTAGGCTTTTTATCGTAGGAATAGTCTTCATCATCGCTACTCTTATCCAAGACATTGAGCTCATCAAATCCCATTAAAGACTGCATGAGTTCTTTGTTCTTTTTCTTGGTTGCTTCCATGGAAGCCTGAGAACGTTTATTGGCGGCTTCAATTGCCGCGTTAGCAGCACGAACTTTGGCAGCACCTTGTTTGTTCGACTCCGCAATTTGTCGATTAGCCTCACGAACTGAGGCTGCTTGAGCCTGATTTTGCGCCCGAATTTGAGCATTTGCTTCACGAACTGATTTAGCCTGAGCCGCATTTTGCTTTCGAATCTCTTCGTTTGCCTTCTTAACAGAAGCAGAAGCTTTGCTAGAAGCGGCAGCCGTGTCATTTAGTGCCTTAGATTGCTCATAAAGTCCCTGAGCGCCTTGCCGCGCCTTGGAATAGCTCATACCCGTTAGTGCTGATGTGAACTGTGCCAACCATGATGTCGCTTTAGATAATGACGACATTAATGCATTGACAGCCGGAAGTACAAAGTTGTAAATCGGATAGAATGCTGTCAGTAAATTGACCTTGATTTGATTCAGACTACTTGCAAACTGCGCGTTCGTCTTAAATGCTGTCATCATCCCAGTAGCAAGTTGCGTCAAGCCTTGGTACAGCAACCCAAATACGATTAATTGTGATGGGAGGTACTTCAACTGCTGGGCAATGCCGCCCAGGGCCCCGCTGGTCCGTCTAGCACTAGAAGAGGCTTTGTTCATTGAAGAACTACTACTATTTCCAAAATTGCGTATCCGACTTGTTGCACCTTGAATACCGTTGCTAATGCGACTGAACCAATTAGAAGGCCCCTTACCGGAACCTGATGCTTTATTCATTGCGCTACTTGCCGCACTGCCGAAACGATTATACGAACCTGCCGCTCGTGTAGCAGCCGTCCCGGATTCACCCATCTCAGTATTGAGCTTACCAATTACAGATTTAAGTTCGTCACCACGATCAGAAACATAAGCATAGCTCTTGTTCAGACTATCATTGGAATTAATGAGCTTGTTCATCTTATCGCGTGTGCTCATGATGCTCTTTTCAAGTGCCGTGCTTTGCTTGGTCAGCCGGTCGCTGGCACCCATCGTCTTCATAGAATCCTGAACATCACGATAGGAGCCCTGCAACGCCTTCAACTGACGCCGATAGGTTTCAATTTTAACTTCGTTTTGATCCATAGCTTTAGAAATCTGCCGTAGTGAGTCCGGCACCGCTTTAAATTCTTGTCGCATTGATTGGGCTAGGGCTTTAGCTTGGTTTTGATAACGCGTCATCTGAGCTTGAGCGGACGCAACCTGATTATCAATTTTAATTCCTTGCGTCCCATTCTGTTGAGCGGTATTCAAGGACGTTTTTTGATTCATTAGGTCACGCATCTTGGCTTGAGCAGCTCGGGCCTGATCCATCTTTGCATTGATATCACTCAGCATGGCCTGTAGGTCCTGTTTTACCTTAATCCGGCTACCGGTAAACATCTTGCCAGCATTCTGGTTGACCTTACTAGCCCCGGTAGATGTCGAGCTACTCATTCGTTCGAATGCAGTTTTGATAGTCTCGTTCAACCCGGACAACTGGTCTTGCAACTTTTGAACACCTTTAGAAACATCCATCGACTGCTCGGTCTTGTCCATACCGGACTTCGCACTATCAGCGGTCTTCCCCATCAATTTATCAATCATCGGTTGAACCTTGGCAAATTGTTGTTCCATTTGTTCAGTGTTCACTTTGAATAGCAGTTCAATTTCTTCAAGTTCCACGTTGTTTCCCCCTTCCTATGTAGTTTTTTTGAATTTTCGGGCTGTCTTAATCTTTTGCGATTGCTGCATTAGAAGCAGCTGGTCCCGTTTCCATTCAGGAACAGAATCCGACGATGTACTAGTCGCTGTTTTGATAAATGGATAAGCCTCTTCAACCGATGGCATTTTGCTAGGGTCGTTCAAAGCAAATGCCATCATCTCAGCTTGCTTGTGATCCATTACCGCTCTCATTCGCACATCATCTATACGGTTACGATTATTTGCGATTACTTGAACCATGAGTTCACCAAAATCAAGTTCCCAAAAGTGGTCAGAATCAATCCCAGATTGCACGGCCAATGGGTAAATAGCACTTAGCAACTCAGAAACAGTCTGGTAATTATTGCTTAAAGTGTCGTCTCGGTCGTTGGTTCGTTGTCCAGAGTGACTTCCGATTCCGTATTCGTCTTCGAAGCCGAAGCTGTCTTGCCGAAAAAACCAGATTCCTGGAATAAGTCTGTTAGCACTGTAAATAAATCCATTGGGGCATGACCTTCATCAAAATATTTTTCAAAGGCAGCAAAAATGTCGTTATCAGTAACGCCGTGAGTTTGGTTCGCACCTTGCAATACGATAAGCATTTCATTCAATGGTGGCAATTTCATTCCGCCATCCGCACTCATAAAGAGCGACATCATAGATTTACCCAAGCGTTTTTCAATATTCAAAATATCACGGCCTGTTAACTTTAATTCAAGTTGTAATCCACCCATTTCAAACTTCTTAGTTGCTTTCTTTACTGTCATAACGTAGTTCCTCCATTTTTATTATTCGTCTCATATCAGCCTGCTGGCCTACTCGTCTCTTACTCAAGTTAATTATTATCTGGATAAAATGTGACGGTTCTAAGCTCCGGCGCTACTACTGGCCGTTGCAAAGTCCGGTCCGTCCGATACGATAATCGAAATCGTGTATTCAAGTGCTCCGTTGACAGCAACGTTACCCATTTTGACGGTATATGAGCCAGTGAAAGAAGCTGTCATCCCATCAGGATAAGTGACCTTCCATTTATATTGCTTATTGTCACCATTGTGCGTTAAAGCCGTTGCAAAGTTGCTGCCCTTGTACACAAAGGTAAAAGCTAACGTTGATGTATTTTCAATCCCAGGAACTGACTTCTTTTTCGTATCTGATAAATCAGTCACATCAATATTTTCTGGGTCTGAACCCATGTCAGGAACGGTCTTAATACCGCCAATTTCATCAAACTTAGTGCCATCCACTGACATTTCAAGCTTGGTCCCTGTTCCGGCAAGCCCGGCACTAGCGTCTGCAGCAAATCGTTGTAAATCAAATACTGTTAAATTCTTTTTCAATTTCAATCATCCTTTCAACTTTCAAATACGCGGTGACTAGTGTTATCAACAACACCAGTAAATCGTAATACAGTGCGATTCACACCCGCTAAATTGCTATCACCAACATCGCTTGAAAAGCCCATATCACCAAATGATGACATGAGCTTATTCGTGATTGCCGTTGTGCTACCTTCTTTTAAGAAGAGGTCAATTGTGATCGTCCATTCCGTTTGCAACTCTTGCTGATTAGCATCACGAAAATAGGCTTTATGTGCCGTGTTGTATACAGCGATTGGGAACACCGTTAAATTATCTGGGTACGTGGTTGAGACCTGTTTAATTTCCGGTATAGCCGTTAGTGCTTGATACACTACTGACTTCACATTAATAATTACCATCAACTACCCCCTAATCTGTTATGGAGTGCGGCCTCCACACTCTGCTTAATCATCTCTGGTGCCTCACGACTGGCTTGTTTGACGGCGGGGGTTAAAAACTGGCGGGCGGGTTGACCACTTGTCCGATAGAATGTGTGTCCGTCGATTTCGATTTTAGGCATACCATACAGTTCACTCAGGTCAGTATCAACGCCATCAGCAGGAATGAACCAAGGCGTTTGCCTGTACACTGGTGTAAATCCATCGGGTAAATCTTTTTGCGACTCCTCACCCACTCGTCCAGTACCGAGCTCACGAAATAGCGCTACTGGGTCATCGGACCAGACACGACCGACAATCTTGCCATCACTATCGACAACCTCATATTTAATACTTCGAGCCAACTCACCATTTCCATACTTAACGCTGGATTGAAGTTCTTTGACTGCATAGCCCTCTGCTTTCTCAACAACATCAAAAGTAGCATCCCAGATGGCATCGTGAACCACACTGGGCATTTTTTTGAGCTGAGCTTTCAGCTTATCACTGCCACGCCATTCAACTTCAGCCATCCTATTCGCCTCGTTTACGTTGCTCTAAAGTGATATTTTTATGGGTGCTGAATGTTTGTATCGAATTGATAACGTAATCTGGCTCGCTATCTTTAGTAACATTGACACAAACACCCCAATTTTCTTGTTGACCTTCATTGATCTGATTACCTTGATACTTACCAGATTTAATGTACTTAAGGTCTTTGCCCCAGATTTGCGCATTCACTGAACCGCCAGCAGCTTGAATGTTCATCCTCACTGCAATTGGATTGCTCCATCCCGCCGTAATGACATTACCTTCATCATCGTGACCTGATTGTTGTTGTCGTAAATAAACAGTTGTCAGGTCTGTTGGTCTAAGGCGCATTAGAATCGCCTCGTTTTCGCGACTCGGTAAGGTGCTAGCGCGGTTTTAATTATGTTAGGTAGTCCCAGTTCAAACGATTGAGAAACGCCGCCTTCTGACCGCGATGCTTCGCCTTCTGTTCCTTGCTCGTTGTACATGATAATGGCAAGCCGTTTTGCCTGAATTAGAATCGGTGTCGAGAGTGAAGACCGGGTATAATCCAAGCACGTTTGAACAGCATCATCAAAGATGTCATCAACCACCGCAGCATCCGGCGTGTCTTTCTCAACACCTAATCGCGTATATAGTCTTGTCAATTGTCCCGCCTTATCTGGTGGGCTTGGTTTAGCCATACGATCATCCTCTATTCTTCGTCGTCTGTTTCTAACTGAGCATTATCGGCAGTTTTCTCGTCCTTCTGCTTATCAAGACAAACAAAAAGCTCATCGTTGAACGCGTCTTGCGTAATGCTGAGCTCATCACCTTTTTTATACCGAGTATCTTTATACCGAATTGGGTAATCTTTAACGCGAACCTTCATTATCAATCACCTCTAGGCTAAAACCTGAGCTTGAAATACCTCATCCGCCGCGGCAAACGCTGGAAGCGCAACTGCTGATGCTTTTTCCCAAGTCCCAATTGGATCATTAGTTTCGGTATAAATCATATCGTAAACATTACCCACAGCGTTAATTTGCGCTGGGCCACTGAATTGTGCTAACTCTTCTGGAGTTGGTCCAAACACTTTATTACCAATCGGGTCATCGTTCATTAAGACAAGTCGATTTTCTGGGAAGTAACGACTCTTGGTAATCTTGCCATCTTTTCCGACTTGGGTATATTTTTGATCATAAGTCCGAAAAATTGGTAAACCTTGTGCCTGCATGAAGGTGTCAAAGTCGGCTTGTCCAAGTGCCCGAGTAGAGTTACCATACACGGCTTGTAGAACTTTGGTATTAGTCGTAATCAATCGATAAATCTTCCGACTAGTTAGCGCCCGGGTTGGTGTAATATCCATCTTATCGCACCAGCGCGTAATATCACCAAGGATATCCGCGTCGCCGTTATCCCATGTAGCAGCTCCAGTCAAAGCTTCCTGATGTTCAGTCGGAACTTGATAATCAAGTTGGACAGCAAGTTTACCACTTTCATCTGGCAAAATAGTCTTACCTGTTGCTAAAACGTCCATAGCGGTCTTTTCAATTCGTGCTAAAACGCCTTGATTGAGCACATCAAAGTCGTTATAAACATGTTGTTGCAAGTAGCTAGCTTCTGCAGGCGTCCGCGGATTGAGCATCGCATACAAATCTTTTTCTTTAATCTGCATCTTGCGCTTAATCAAAGCCAGTTCGATGGCAGCGCCCGAGGCAGACCGACTGCCAATTTCGGCTTCACTATCAAAAGCCGCATAGGATGCAATCACTGGAATTCGATTTTGACGTTTCAAGATACCAACAGTTAGTGAGTTGACTTTGATTGCTGGGAATAGTTCATCACCTTGCATCGCTGGATACTGCCGATTCAATGAAAAATCGATTAAATCATGTTGCGTGAATAAATCTGAAATTTGAGCCATTTGTTTTCTCCTCCTTTAATTAGGCTTGTGATACGGCGGCGGCGTCCGTATCAGTGAAAGTAATCTTCTTTAATGCCGTGATAGCCTCAGCTGTTGGCGCCACTGGTAAGCGTTGGCCAAATAAATAGCCTTCAACAATCACGCCAACCATTTGAGGGCCACGTGTAACGTCCACTTCGTTAATCGTGATTCCTTCCGCCTTAGCGTCATTAGTTGGATAAATCGTGCCGGCTGGAATAACTTTATGTCCAAAAGCATCCGTCTTCACCGCGTAACTGGTGTCATCAACCTGCCGTGAGAATGATACGAACTTTTCAGATGCCATGAAATTCTTTTGTTCTACTGTTCCTTTATCAAATACATAAGCCATAATCTAGTACCTCCCTATTTTGTCGCCCATAAACTGGACTTTGCTGGCTTTTGCGAGTTATTTAATTTTTCAGCTGCTGTTGCACCTTCAGATTTATTTGCGGATGTATTAGCACCCGGCAATGTGGTCCCACTGCTTGCGATTCGCTTATCGATTGCTTGCTGTAAACTCTCTGTAAATGCCTTGCTGATTGCAGTGTAAGCCGCTTCAATGCCTTTATCATCTGCTAAAACATCATCACCAAAAGCCGCAATCAGTGCTGTCGGCAAATCGTCTGCACCCAGTCGAGCCGTCACTTTGGCTTTATTTTCAACAATAGTTCCATGACGCTGTGATTCAGCAAGTTGCTTGGTTAATTGGTCTTTATCATAGTTGGCCTTTTCCAGGTCAGTCATCTTGTCGTAATCTTTTTGCTGCTGAGCTTCACTAGCCTGTTTTTCATCATGTGTTTTAATTGCCGAAGCAATCAGCTTATCAACACTTGATTGCCAGTCCTTTTCACTAGCAAACGATTTAAACGGCGTATCTGCCTGATTGTCTTGGTCAGAGTCGTCATTGTTGCTATTTTGATTGGCGTCGGTTGTGTTAGGCGTGCTATCAGCCGTCTGATTGCCACCTTCATCCCCGCCAGTTCCATTATCACCGTCAGCAAACATCTGTAAATTCATCTTTAGTTTGAGTAGCTTTTTCATAATTAAATTCCTCCACGCCCACGCATTTCCGATAACTCAGGCCACAAAAAAAGCACCCCGTGCATTACTCTAAGAGCCCCACACATTGTGCTAAATTGACCGTGGCGTCATTATCAGACCCACGCATGCTATTTAGTTTGAGTAGTTTAGAGACGTGCTCAGGTCATCCATGCTAATCCTGATGGAACATTGTCGAAAGGATCATCGTGGCGGTTTGTATTGCTGTTACTTGATCATATCCTTTATTAAGTGCTTCCTCATAACATGTTAGAAATGCATCCGCCATGAGCTTAAAGCCTTGCTCCGTGTCAGCGTCAAACATCAAGCCCTTCATTGCCATCTCGGTGTAACGCATTAAATCCGAATTATCTTTACTCATCGTGTTCTCCTCGTCGTACTAAAAAACGCCCAATCAAAATGATTGAACGCCCTACATTGCAACAATAACGATATCTTGCCATTGGTCACGGATTTTCTTGCCATCAATTACATAATCAAGAATCTCATCAACATCGTCAGTATCTTTGAAGTGATAATCAAAATCACCATTATCTTTAGAAATGATACGTTTGCCCTCACTATCAAAACCAATGTACCACTCAACATCATTGATTTTGATTTGAATCTCCATACGAACATCTAATGCAAATCGAAGTTGCTCCAAAGACTCTAAGTGATCCGAATCAGCTTTTACTCGTCTTACCACCATATTTATTCACAATCCTTTCTGCAATCGTTAATTTCCGCCCAGGTTCTTCACGCCGGGGAACAACCTTGCCATTTTTCTTTGTAACGTGTAACCAGGAATGCGCATGTGGCACAATCGTGTGTATTTTGGCATTGCCATGGTCGGTAAAATCAATGTCCAGCCGGGCCTTTCCTGTCTTACCATAATATCTTCGTGTAACTAGTTGTCCATCGACATAACGGTCAAAAACTGAGTTGGCTTCCTGTTGATACGGAACACCGTGCACCTCACCAAAATTGTGTACATTGTTCAACGCAAATTGTTCGCTTCGAACCTCGCGCGCTACTTTCAACAGGCGCTGGTAACTATCACTGTCATTATACTTCATCGTCTGAAAATCTTCGAATGTTTCGGGTACGTTATCTGCACCTAAAATCCTTTTGTATTCATCGTACTGGGTAGAATCTTACCGACGATTTCCAACTTGATTATCCAAATTATCGAAAGCTTGCCGACCATGCTTTAAGATTACTGCCTGGCGCCAATCTTGATAAGTAGCATCAGGCTTCAACTTAAGTTTTTCGCCAGTAATTGGATCATTCGCCGTCCGTGGTAGCATGTACTTGCTATCTGACAAATAGATGATTGCGACAGTTCGGCAAAATGGATGTAACGGCGGAAAATTAATATTCACTTCCGCTTCATCTACGTTAAATACACGACCGTCAATACTACGACAGATTTTTGAAGTCCGCATATCCAGCACGGCAACCAGTTGGTACTTTTTAACCCCGCGTCGTTTCCATTCATTGAGCTTCGTTTGATTATGAAAGTAGTTGGCTTCTGTTCTAATCAATCGTCGCGTATTGTAACTGCTAGTTCCAAACTCCTTAGCTAAAGCTTGTACCATGTCACGCTCACGCATACCACTCATCTGCTGAGCCGTGAATAGTTCACTGAGTCGGTCGGCTAGTTGCTCCGTGTTATGCCAAATCCGTTTAGAGTAGTTCTTGCCTTTAAACGGCGCATCTAATGTAGCCTTAACGTACTTCCCTGACAACTCTTTAAACCGTGTTATTGGTTCGTCTGGGTTCACTTTAACTGTTACCATCTCTTTACCCGTTTTAGGGTCAAAGATAGTTCTAGTGTGCATTTTAGGCTGACTATCAGCGCTCACGCCCGTAAGAATGACGTCTTTATCAAAGCCACCTATAATACTCTCGTTAGTTGCCTGATCAAGTGCTTCTTGAATTACCTTGGTATAAAGGTCCGTGGACTTCTCAATCTCAACAGATGCCGCTTGTTTCACCGCAATGTAGCTCTTAGCCTTGAGCTCTTCCAATCTGGTAATACGGCCCTTAGCTGCCATCTGTGATAAGTAGTTAGTCACTTGCTTCTTTGACTCCTTATCACTGACATTATCAGCCAGGGCCCGTAACGTTACTAACTCAGTCGGACTAACATTGGTGTTTAGAATCTGTTGTGCCTCGGCCTCCGTCGCTTTACCGTCCGTAAAATATCGTTTGTATATCTGTGATACCTCGCCAGTCAAATAGTTCTGAGCACGCATGTACGCCCTTGCAATGATAGTCGCTTGTTTGGTTGCAGCATCATGTGATTTCTGTTCGCTCTGAACGGCTCGCAGTTGCCAGTAACTTAACTTGCGTTTGTCATCCGCCACTCCTACACCTCCGAGCTTATAAAATCAAATACAGCAAAATTAAAATGCCTGTAATTGGCTTCCATCCAAGCGAAACTAATCCAAGCATTTTAATTATCACGATCACAAATACACCAATCGTTTTAATGATTTTATTCAATTCTGAGTTAATTGCCCTTCACCACCACTTGCAAATTCTGAGGATATTGTGCTGAAATATCTTGTAGTCCGTGTAATAAGGTCTCACACAGAACTTTGTTATCAGCACTGGGCTCAATCAATCCAATAAACAAGCCACCATTTTCGTTAATAGTGGCGTTAGATAGCTCATTAGTGATGGCTTGGCCAAGCACCGAAACAGCAGCACAAACTAGGTCATGGCCCTTAATAGCACTATTCGCGTGGCCCGTTATCTGATAACTCACTACCTGCTTTTTGTTTAACTGAAACGTTGCCAGAATCATCCGCAGTTACCTCCTCGTTATCTGTGGCGGGCTCGCCGCCCATAGCTTTCTGCTGTAGCTTGAGTGCTTTTTCCTTTTCCTGATCCAGCATCTTAATCAACTCTTGCGGGTCATTGGTCCCAGGCAACCACCCGAGGGACACTAATTGCGGAATAACACCCTCAGCATTCTTAATATTATTGATGACATCTGCCATATTAACAGGAATATCAGGAACTATATTAATTGTTGCCCCAGAAGCGTCTACCGACTGGCCTTTAAACGTCATAATATTCTGCATTAAGCGTAGTCTCTGCCGAATACCCCGCGTTAGGTATCGCTGCTTAGTCGCTAACAATTGAAGTAAACCGAACAGCTTGTATTTCATAGCTTCACCGCTAATCGTCCCTGCAAAGTTTTCGTCATTCATATTAGGGACGTAAGACGTTTGATGAATGTCATCCTTAATCGACTTAACAAGTACTTGCAGCTGTGATTCGTCAAAGCTCTTGGTCAACCATTCAACGCTAGCACCCTGGTCACCTTTACCAGGTGCTTCTAGGATACCGTCCTTCAAGTTAGCTTCTTCACCGTTCTCGCCCTCATCTAGGGTAAAGCCATAGACTACCAGCAAGGCATCCACGAAGTTCTTCTTATCAGTGATACGGTCTGACTGTAATTCGTTATAGGCGTTGATTAGGCTAATCGTTTGCTCAAAATCACCTTGACGCTCTTCGTTATTACGATACTCAATAAGTGGGACACCATTAAAATAATGTTGAATGGCCTTAGGTTTGCTTGCCAAATTAGCATCTGATAGCACTCGTCCTGTCTTGGTTCGATACTGAATAATCCAGTGGGCCGTATAGACAGTAATCAAATAACCCTTAGCATTACCAAGCAGGTCCTTCTTTTCCACGTAGTAAATACCAAACAGCGGATTTTTATCCAACGTGTCATCCGTTACCAGCACACAGCCGCGCGGATCAATTTTTTCAATTGCCAACTCGGTAGTTGCGTCTGACACCTTTTTGATGTATAGCAGCTCATAGGCACACCCAAACACGCTTAAATCTTTCTCCATCTCCGTATTATGCGAATCAATATCCATTTGGTCCTGAGCATCCGTAATGGCTTTAATATCCTTGCCGTTCGCCGGTGAAATGGATACCGGATTACCAGTTGTAAAGCCGGTAATCATGTCAGTAATGTATTTGGCGTGGTTCGTCATTACCTTTTCATCTGCACGATCCAACTTAGCCGCCATCTCAAGATTTCGGCTTAAGATGTGCTGATTACCCTCATAGTAGTGTTCCAACATGTTATAACGGTCAATACGTTGCTGTTGTTGATTGATAGCATAGTTAATTACATCAAAGCTAGGGTTTTCAATATTGCCAGCCAATTCACGGTCAATCGCAACGTTGGACCCGCGCTTCTTGTTCAAATCATACTGCATCCGCTCACCTCCTATCCTCTTAATCCCTTTGGCTTCTTAATTGTCCGTGCCTTGAGCCGTTCATGTGTGTTATAGACGGCATACCGTAACGCGTCCATTACGTCATCGTTAAGCTTGACGGGTAAGCCCGTAGCCTCATCCCAGACATACTGATAGATTTCATCTAAGAACGCATCAATTGCTTCTTTGATAACAAAAAAGTGGCCTTGCTTCATGCACTTAGCCACCGACTCGATTCCTGATAAAACCGATTTTTTAGCATTGAACGCCTTGAGCCCTTCACGTTGGAAGCGTGCAACGTGTTCGGGTCTCGCGCTATCAGCCCAAAACTTAACATTTCGGCCATAGCGACGCTGAATATCTTTTGCAATCTCTACCCAGTAATCAATCTCTTCAAACTGACGTGTATGTTCTTCAATCAAATAAGTATTGCCAACTCGATCATCAGCCATGACAACAATCGTTCCTTTATGTTCATAGCCCCAGTCGACTCCCGCATAGTAAGTTAAGTCTGCTGGCAATTGAGCCCGTGGAATAATCATTTCGTCCTTATTAAAATCTTTATACACCATACCTTCACCAGATACCCATAGACCGAGTATTGCACGGTCGTAAAACATTCCGGACGGCGTACCCGCTTTTTGATGTTCAACGTATTGTGGGGGCAAAAAGGTATTATCATCGATTGTAAAATGGAAACTAACGGTTCCTGCTTTAGGATCATCGTTATCAATATAGCTGGCTTTCAAGTAGTGAGTCGGAACGTCTGGGTTCGTATCGCAAATAATTCGCGCACCTTGTGCTGAGCACCGATTAAGGATTTCATTGAATACCTCTTCATTAGCAAGGCTAGCTTCGTTAATATACGCCCCAAACGAGGTCATCCCACGAATGGCACCCAGCCCTGCAATGGACCCGGTAAACGTCTGCACAATCTTCACGCCAAACAGTGTGAAAGAGTTATGTTTGTCAAATTGAAATTTAATGTCATATTTATTCGTCAGTTCCTGTAATACGTTGTTTTGTAGCGACTTGCTTGAATACCCCGCTAAAATGTACATTGGTTCCTTGACCCCTAATTTGTCAGCAACCTGACGAACACGCCGCAGTTCCATCAAGAAGGCGTCATTATCAACGACAGTTTTACCAGACCGAACAGCACCATAGTTTATCAGTAGTCGCCAGTCCGTCCGCCGCAAGGTTTTCAGCACTTGAACTTGTTTCGGCGTATATAGCTCACTAATTGCCATCGCTATCACCACCTAGGACGTCATCCAATTTATCCAGATATTCAGAAACTTTTGCTTCAGTACTATCGGTTGAGGCATTCATAATGCGAGCTTTAGCCTCCGCAATATCCGCGTCAGCTTTAAGTTTGCGAATCTGTTGTTCAACAAGCTTATTGTTATCCGGATAACGCTTCAGTATTTCCTTAGTAGCGCTTATCCGTGTTTTCAAATCAGCTTCTTTGTGCTTCTCATACACGCCGTCAGCAGTGCCAATATAAACCGTTTCTTTAGTTTCCCCTCTAGCGATACTAGTAAGCAATTCGACGGCCTCTGTGGCGTCCATAATGCGCCGTGAGGCTATCTCAGCCATCTGTTCATCGATATACTGCTTGATGTCAGGTTTTGTCAGGTTCTCCTGTCCAACTGAGCGGGCTGAGCGTTTACCATACCCCGCTTTACGAGCCGCATCAGCAGCATTGCCAGACTTGATATACTCGTCAGCAAACCTCTGCTGTTTAGGCGTTAACTTTCGTTTCATTACATACCACCACACCTCCGTTAATTGGAATTAATTAGTCTAAATTTTGTAGCATCGATTCTCAAACTTTTTGTAGGCGTCTAGGTAGATCTCACCCTTATCACCGTTATAGGTAAGCTCGTAGTACATGCCATCACTTAAAGTCGTGCTGAGTAACGCTTTGCTATTCTGTAATGCTTTCGCTTGCCAAACAATAAAGACATCATCGACAGTGATCTGTTTTCCATCGGTTACATCTAAATGGTCATTAGCGTAGTCCAGCACTAAGGCTTTGCATTTACTTGTAAATTCAACATCGTTCATTTTCTGTTACCTCCATTTTTAAACCAGTCGAAATCGACGGGTTTAGAATTAACCTTTATTTTCCAATTTAAATCCATCACCCTGTGAAGCTTGATATACCGGCTTAGCTTTGTTCTCCAAACTAAAAGCGCCATGCTTACTAGCACGACGCTTCATCCATTTATCTAAGTGAGCATCCATCTTCGCTTCTTGTGGCGTGACGTAGCCGTATTTTGTGTTAATCATCTTTGCCATGAGTTGCCTCGTTGCTTGAACAGAATGGATATTGTGCCCCGAATAATTCTAGGTTAACTTTTTTCCAATCATTCTCAATAGCCTTATTGTCTTTCATATCCATTGTGACGCCTCCTAATCATATGTACAAAAAAAGCCCGGTTCCGACCCCGGGCTTTAACTAATAGACAATGCCAGCGGTGAGAGGAGCGCTCTCACTCTCCCTAATGTCCGCTGGCAATATTCCTGGCTGGCATCGAACCAGCGACCTCCCAATTATAAGTTGGGCGCTCTGCCACTGAGCTACGGGAATATGCGCTAACCGGGGCTTGAATCCGGCAAGCAATTACTGAGAAGGCATGAAGGCTATCGCCTCCAATGCATCTAATTATGTTTGTTACCACAGCGCGCCTGTTCCTGCAGGCAATCTGGTGGCCGTTTGATTGCGCGTCTTATGTAAGCGCCGTCCAGTTTTCCACGCTGAATGGCAAGCAAGTAAGCTGATTTATCGTTGATTCAAATGATTTCACGCACTATCATTGCGTACTTACTTGCTTAATGGCGGCGGTAGGAATCGAACCTACTCACCCAATGGGATCGGTTTTACAGACCGACACAGCTCTCCATCTCTGACGCACCGCCGTGACGATAGACTAACAAGCTGGGGTGGCTTACCTATCTATCGATAATACTAATTTACTCCCCTTTTTGACTTATTTACCGGAATCAACACGGAAACTTGTCGGAATTTACTCGGAATTTTGTCGGAGTAAATTCAGTCCTCGTCGTAGTGAGCAATAATCTCTGGCTCATACTTTTTAACGATCAGGTCTTCCACGCCATCCGGATATATCTCAGCGAACATTAACTGGGCTTGTTTCAAATACTTATTAAATGTTTTGTCGGAGATATTCAGGCTAATCATGCACTTAGTTTTCGAATACCGTTTAACATAGAGCAGCATTAATAGCTCTGAATATTTCTCCGTTTCTTCATCAATTGTAACAGCTTCAATGACCTTGACAACTAAATTAGCCATAAAATCATCGTTAGCTTTACTAACTTGCTTGTCTTCAATATGGTTGCCATAGCTAGGACTTTTAGGCATTCCGTCCATTGCTGGACTTTGCAGGTTGAAATTAACCCTGCGAGCTCGTAGTCGCCATTTCCAATAGTCTTTTAGCACCCGTTCCGCATTAGCAATTGTTCGTTCTTCATCAACGTCCTTAAAAATGCTCTCCATCATGCCACCCCTTGTTTTGACTGTGCTATAATTAATTTTGTAGGTATCAATCGTAGCGCGGTCAGCAATGGCAGCGCTTTTTATATGTTATACTAGCAACGGTCATTCGAGTGGTCCCGTGACTAGTCGCCCTAGTAGGCGGCTTTTTGTTTACTCTCGCAATTACTCAACTCCATAATGTCAGCATTGCTTTAGCGTATTCGGTATCAGTCATGCTTGTTCACCATCCAAATTATTACTAATTCAATAAACAGCAATACGCCAACTGACATTATCAAATACCCCACCAATTGCAACGGGGAAGAGTTCCAAATAAGTTCAAATATTTGTTTCATTTTTCTTCCTCCACCACATACCCGTCTAGCCACGCACGGGCAAACGTTTCCGAATTATCTTCCATATACTCATCAATATCAGACGTTCTTAGCCAGTAATGTATAGCTTCCAAAATATCACGATGACTTGACTTCATATTTTCAATATATTCAGCAATATTTTTAGGAATCACCGGCAGATCATCTGGCAAGGCGGCGTCATAGTCTTTCCTATATTTAATTAAGATTGGGTCAAACTCGCATCCACCGTGTGCTTCTTCTCCTTGAAGTCCACAACTGTGAACCAAATCGTCCCATTCTCTTAGTGCCTTCTCGAACACGTCTCGCTTCGTCTCATTTTTCATCTTCATTCACCTCTACAATAATCATTGCAGGGACAGTCCACCAATCTGGATAGTCCGCTGCTGCGTCAACAAACTCCTCTGCTTTTTCGTATGTCCTAAATGTGGCGATGGTTTCACCACCAAACATATTTCGGCATTCATACCTCATCGTTGCCATCTCCTATCACTAACAAGCCTGTGCCAATTGACTTAAGAACCATTCTATTACTTCATCTGATTCACTCATTTTTAATCATCCGGGTGTATTAGTATTAATGCTAAAGAAATCAAGATAGCACCAATCGTGCAAATTGTTCCCACAATTATTCCACCCTCAATAAATATATTAACTAGAGCTGTCACACCAAGTACGATTGAAAGATAGATGATTATTCCAAAGCCAATTTTATTTCTAGTGCTCATTTTCAATCCTCCCCGAACGTTTCAAACGCCCACTTGCGTTTCTCGTTAGTTGGTTCCTTGACGATTATCATGCTGTGATTTCATTGCTTTCTCGGCGTGTTGCTTCATGCGCCGGTGCTTCCGTTTAATCGTTGAACGCTTCTTAGTGTGCTTAGGCATCTTCGCCCTCCGTAATTTCATCTATTTCTACTCGCGGATTTAGTTTATCAACTGCAAATTCGTCCTGAAATCCCGTGATATGCTTTCGATTGTCGTTGCCTAAAAGTCCAGCCTTCATAAAGCCGTCAAGCACAAACTTTTTGGCAAACGCGATATTGTCCGCATCCTTCCGACTGTTCTTCGTATACCAGGTAAATTTGAGCTTGCAAGGCCAATTAAATTCAACTCCAGAATTATGACTAGCCCGCGCATATACACTACATAAGGCCGTGTACCGCTTCTTTAGTTTAGCTGCGGCGTATCTGTTGGCCCGTTCAGCCTTGATGTACTCATTTAGGCTAGGCAACTCGCCCTTGATCACGACTTTGCTCATACTTTCGGCACCCGGCTGATGTAATAGCCGCAAACAATGCCGTTTGAGTAGCTTGCTTGCCTTATCGATCTAGCTGGGGCACCGAGCTTGTCACCCAGCAACTCGACTGTTTGCCCAGTAATAATCTCGTTGGGATTGTCGTACTTCTCGGCCCGCCAGTACTCGTTGCGTAGCGGCAAGCTATACTTGTGTACGAGATAGCTCACTCGCTTGGTAATATAGCCAGTTTCGTCTGTCAACGCTCTAATCGTGTGTTTGCCGGCACGATGAGCATGACGAATCTCTTTAATTTGCTCATGTTCCTCGGTCTCGGGGTCTGGCCGCATGCTTGCCAAGTATTCCTTATCGTCCCACGGCTGAGCCTGCTCGGGCTCAATGACTACTGGAAACTGCCACTCGCCATGTTGGTACTTTGCCAGTACCAAGCGATGTAGCTCTGGCTCGCTACCAGTTGCGAGCACTTTATGTCGCTGATCAATCGTTTTTACTGCATACATTAGCCATTACCTCCGCTAATTCTTGTTCGTAGTGTTGATGGACAGCTTGCGTGCAGTTAGGGCACGGCTGTACAACCCAGACACCTTTCATAATTTCAACATGTACAATCTTTGTTCCGTTGCATTCACACATTAGAACGATACCTCCCGTTTGTCTGGGGTCGCCTCCGTAAAGCTGATGACGTGCCCATTGATGCCACGATATAGACGCGAAATGATTTTTGGATTATAAACGCTAGCCAAGTCGGCACTGCCTAGATTAGTCGTGATAATGGTTCGCTGGCGGTTGTTCAAGATGCCAAACAACACCTTTTGCACGTAATCGCTAGCTTCCTTTCGGTTCTTGCTTTGATGGCTTTGAAATGTTGCCTCTGAGCCTAGGTCGTCAAGTACAAGCAAATCGGCGTCACTTAGTAGCTGAACCATGTTCTGCTCGTTATATCGACTGTCAGGATGGCCGAAACTGCTTTTGATTAACCGGAACAATTCATTTACGCTAACGAATAGACAGGCCATAGATTTATCTGCGTGATCGTTTACCGCTGTGGCAATGGATAAGGCTAAATGTGACTTACCACGCCCCGGCATTCCCGTCAATATCGTGTTGTACGTAGTTTTCGGGTTTAAATACTCGCCAGCAATCTTCCGTGCCAGCTTTAGGTTATTCGCTGACTCCGAACTGTTCGGACGGAAATTATCAAAGTTGGCATCCATCAGGGTCGGATCATCGAATATCGAGTCCATAGCCAACACGTCAGAGGTTCGGCGCTTATGCCAGTAGTCATTAGCATGATCAATAATCTTGTGGTTTTGCTGTTCAATTTTTTCTTTGGTACAAACCATGCAGAATGGCTGGTGTCCCTGCATGTAAACCATATTCACCCCATGACGTGGGCAAACCTGGTCACTAGTCTTTAACCGTTGTAGCTCAGGAAAGCTAATCCCTCGCGCACTCTTAGAAGTCGTTTCTGACATAGGTTTGCGCCTCCTTCGATGTTTCTATCTGTGAATTATCTCTATTCGTTTTATCAGGCGTCATGTCGTATTGGCTTAACCAGCCACCGTTATCAAGCCAGTTAGCTAGCTGTTCAACGTATTGACCTTTGGTACCTTTAGCCACTAAATGTTTTTTATACCGGTTGATACCATCAACAATCGCCTGCTTAGTCGTCTTTCCTGCTGGGTTGCTGCCGGTAATAGTTGCTCGGTAATACGCATTCCAAGCATCACCAAATTTTTCTTGGCGTGGGTAAATCGCCCACACTTCGTTCTGGAAGTCTTCACGGATACGAATACGAGGATCTATATTTTTTTTGTCAGTATCAGTCAAGTTAAGGTCGGTACTAGTAAGTTCTTTATGTTCTACTGGTTGACCTCCACCTTGCCCAACCAGTTGGCCTACTTCATCTAAACCAGTTGTCCTACTTTTATGACTTGTAGTTTGGTTACTGGTTGGGTAACCATCTGGCCTACTATATAAATTAATAATGCGATATTCAGGTGGTTTCACATTTTTCTTGCCTCTAACGTATTTAATTAATCCTAGTTGCACTAATGAGTTGCGTGCTTTATCGAGGCCGGGTTCGGATAGTCCTGTCAGACTGAGTAATGCCGAATTTTTCATGCGAAACTGAACGTCCAACTTGCCTTCGTCGTTCGCATAGTCTAGTAACTCGCGATACAGATTATTTTGGCCGTTAGAGACACTCGCTTCATACATCTTAAAATTACGGTACGCTCGTCGTTGTTTGAAGTAATCCAAATTCGTCCCTCCTTTACTAATGGGCCTTTCACCCGTTCGGTGGATTCAGTCACTGCTGCATTCAAGCCAATTCGAATGTTTATTTCTTATCAAATGCCGCTAGCAACCCTTGTAGCTGGCTCTTAGCATCCTCTGCTTGTGCTACTGTTAGATTCTTCCAATCGTCGTCACTGCCTTTCCAGTCAGGAACGATCTGCTGCAATACTTCGTTGGCTGTTGACACCGGACTGCCTGACTGTGTCTTAGTGGCCAAGTCTCCAGCTAGGTTTGCAATATCACGAGTTTGTTGTGACGTCGCGATCATTTCGCCCGTGTCCTCCGACGCCGGTTGAGCATCTTCTTTAGGTGCTTGGTATACTGCTGGCTTACCCTTAAGTAAGAGTTCAGCAGCTGTCTTAAATTCGGCCTTCTTGGCGTTTTCAGCGAGCCATTCGATATAGCTTCGATTTTCGTTCATAACTTTGCCCATGGTCTTGCCCTTATTTTTACCGAAGTTCAGTTTCAAATTGAAGGCTTCATCGTACGTCATGGTTTCGTTATTCTCACGTTGGTTAAAGTTCTGCATATCTTCGACATCTTGCGTGAAGACATTTGATAAACTAGCGATGGTCAGTGTGGCATCAACCTGGGCCCGCTTTTTAGCCATTTTCAGTACCGTATTTTTCATTGAAAAGCCATCACGCGAAATGTACTTACTCTCTTTTGTGTTTGCCGACCCTAATCCCTCAGTTAACTGCATACCGCTCTTGTATAGCACGCACTTGACGGTGTAGTCGAAATAACCCGACTCGTAGTCCTCAACTTTATCGATAACGTTGTATTCGCTGGTCACGCCCATCAACATTTGAATTTTCTCGGCACCCGGTTTAAGGAGCGTCGGCTTCTGTGTACCAGGGACGACCCCAAAATCTTGACCATCTTTTAGTTGATGTTGAACCATAGTTTGGAAATTAGAGATAGCCTGTAGTTCGCTAGCCATCTTGTTTTGATCAGTACCCATGATTAGGGATAGACTGTTCGTTTGATTTTCTGCCTTCGCGATTGCTTCACTCATATTGGTTCCTCCTAGTATTTAAACGTGACCTTCTCAGTTTCCGGTTTTTCAGTAATACCAGCGATAATCTCGCCATCTTCCATGACAAACTTGTCACCAACCATGCGACCAGCTTTTTTTAAATCGACTTTATCAATAGATTCCTTGACCTTGATATATTGGCTCATGCCCTGATTACGAAGCGAGTTTAAAACCATCTTTTCGTCATACGCCAACCCAGCCGGGTTCTTACGAGTTGATACACGGCCATTAGGGGTATCGATTTTGAATTTCTTATCGACTAACCGTTGATCACGTAAATAGTCGGTCAGTAACCCTTCGAAGTACTCGCGGTTAGCTTGGTTCTTATCAAGCTCCCGGTCGCGCCATGCAATTGCCTGGTCAATATTGTTCTTCGCAACTTGGCCAATTTCATCATCATGCGCTTGGATAGCCTTGAGCTTCTTTAACGCCCAGTCAGCTTTCTCCAATGAGTCAATTTTGAAGCCTTCGTTTTCACGTTCTGTCACCGTTCTAAGTTCTTCTTTTAACATTGCATCCATGATTGAAATCCTCCTATTTAATAATCAGCAATGACGCCACTTTCAATCAGCTCTTCCTCAGTAGGCACATCATCACGCCAGCCTTCCGCAGCTTCTTCTTGGTCAATTAACCAGCTATCGTAACCGTTCATTTCGTCCACCTCCGTATTAACGTGACCAACCATTGTCTTAGTGACAGTTTCGGAGTACAATAGAACTCGAAAATAAATTTATTAAGCGTCTTAGCTGCACGGGTACTACCAATACTCGAGCAGCTTTTTTCGTACTCAAATTTAGGCTTTAGCGATACTTTGCGTACTTTCAATTCGTTCGACCTCCTTAAATGTGCCAAAAACATTATTCAATTCTTCAATTGTGATCTGTTTGTAAAGCACGTTTCCGATCCGGAATGTAAATTTCATTGTCTTCATCTCCTTAAATTCCAAACCAACTAGCAACTTCATGACGCTTGAACCATAATGCAGTTAGCGCGCAGCCTACTAATGCTCCTTCAATCATTGCTATTTCCTCCTTACGCTCGTATTTGGTTGTCAGACATCCAATTCTATAAAGCTTTTTGTAAAAATGAATCTTTTGTCCCCTTTTTGAAATGTGGAAATCCAGGCTGATAGTAATAAAAATCTTTTAATGTATCTACACTGCATCCGAGCATACTCGCGGCTTGCTGTTGGTTTAATCCCTGATCCGGTGTGTAATACTTCTTCACCAGCACTTCCAGTTGTGGCATGATTCCATCAGCTACAGCAACGGCTACAGCATCAATAAACTCAGTATCGTCATTTTGCGTTGAGATCATCATCTCTATCACTCCTTCCTATGTTTAACGACTCCATCTTTAAACCATTTTTTCATTCGCTGTTTAAGCTGATCTTGCATCGACAAATCAAAGCCACGACATACATATGCGATTAGGTTTAGCAAGTAAAGCACTGCATCAAAACACTCAGCGACTAGCTTCTTAGGATCATCAAAGTCATTTGGCTTTAAGTCCTCCTTAGGTATCGTTAGTTCATCAAGCGAATCCTGAATTGCCGCCAGAGCTTGGCTTAACTCCGGCATGGTTTTAACAGCCATCGCCAGCGGTTCCTTCATGATTCGGTCACCGTCAATCACCGGTGTTGTTACTCCCACGAATCTGTGTGCCAATTCGATTGCAAAGAACTGATTTTGGTTGGGCAATGCTGCTAAGAATGCAGGAACTGATTCGATCTGAATCCGTGCTTGATCATGTCTTTGTTTGTAAATTAATGTTACCGAGTAGCCTACCTTGCCACTCAAGTTGATGGGCGTTACGCTGTTTTGATTAATGGCATCAGTAAGCATACTGCCTGCATATACTGAACTAGATTGTGTTGGCATTTTCTCACCACCTTTCAGTTTTCATGGTTTAACCTGAATCAAAAACGCCGGATAATATAATTAAGAATTAATCATTTCATAGAACTCGTTTCGGTCCCCATCGTGAATCATAGCTATTAGCTCTTGAAGCTCGTCTTCCGACATCCAGAATGTCTTAGCATTGATTAGACTCGGCGACACTGCCGGGAGCAGTTCGATGATTGAATCGACAAGTTCACGTTTGTGATTTTTAATTGCTTGCATGTTGTTGCCTCCGTTCTTTGAAAAGTTAATAGTTTTTTTCGCTCCTTATGCGATAATTATGCTAAATAACGAAATGCGTGCTCACGATTTAGCGATGTTGGTTGCTAAAAGGGCTTTAGGTAGTCTTTCCGTGTAATTCACTTATAATTTAGTTAGTCGGGATGGCTTAATAGATAATCCATCATCTCAGCTGCTGGAATCTGCCAGCCGTTATGGGTATTCACATAATCAATGAAGCCACCCTGTTCAACATCCAAATCATGGCGATGCTTGATTAAGTATCGCGAAGCTCGTTCGGTTGACTTGGTTCCGTATTTATACTTGGCCAAATCTTTAAGCTTCCAAGTACGAATACCACGTTGTGCTTGCTTCCAGGCTTGGAACCTCTCGTATTCTTCTTCGCTAATGAATTGGAAGCCCTTTGGAGCCTCATGCCGAATCAATATCGTATCTGACATGTTCGCACCTCCTAATATGAAACTGACATAAGTTGGCTAGCTTGCTCGTTATACTCGGCCGTTACCGCCCGGAATTCAGCATCTAGTGCTTTATCGCTTAGTGCCTCAAACATTACTCTTGGCGTTTCTGGCTTAACCTTTGCTAGTGCATTGATTAATGTAGTTCGTGATAGATGTGTCATTTTGTTTCCTCCGTTCTTTGAAAATTAAATATTTGCTTTTAGTAACTCAAATATTCGACGCGCTTCATCAATGTTGCTCTCGTTAATTTGATATACGTTAGACACACCTAAATGGAATCTAATGATCGTTTTAACTGCGTCTGACAATGAATAAGCTTTTGGGTTCTTACCGTACTTCTCGTTGACAAATTTTGAAATATCGTTTTTAAGCTCCATCCAAGCAGTGTTTTTTGCTTTGACTGGTGCTAGGCTTTTGGCGGCAATAGCTGCGTTTACCTCCGATTGGACCATTTCGTGCAACTGTTCTTGTGTGACTTCCATTACTTAATCACCTCCTTAGGTTCTAATAAGTCATCCACGGTTACGCCCATTGCTTTGGCAAGTAAATTTAGTGTTACAGCATCAGGATGCTTTGTTCGGTTTTCGAGAGTATTTACAGTACTCTGTGATACGCCCGCAGCATCCGCTAACTTTGCTTGCGTCCAGCCAAGCTTGGAACGATTCTTTTTAATTTCTGAGCCGATCATATTTTTCATCTCCTTAAAGTTAACGCATTTGCGTAACTATATTTTTATTATAACGCCATTGCGTGAATTGTCAACGCAACAGCGTAACTTTTTTAAATGAATTTGTTTTACGATTAACGCAAACACGTTTGGAGGATCTTTTATGACTGAATCAGAATTAATAATTCAACGCTTGTATGATCTTATGCGCGAGCGTAATTTAACCGTCAATCGTTTGGCCACGTTAGCAGGAGTTACTCAATCAACAGTGAGTTCTTTCATTTACCGGCAGAGTGTTCCAAAAGTAGATCTATTGCATTCACTTTGTTCTGCTCTCGGCATCAGCGTCCACGACTTCTTCGACTTCCCGCCTTACAACGAGGTGGAAAAATAAATCTAATGGCATCTGCTTCAATTGCATTAGTGAAGATAGTATCTGCCAGTATTCCTTTGTTTGCCGTTGCAATATCCTATTTCTTTGGTTTAAACACACAAGCACACCAACGAAAATATGATGTGTTACGCGAGCGGTACCAAAAGCTTTATGTGCCATATTTCAATTTACTTTTAATAACACCCCCGGAAGATATATTGCCTAGTGAGTTGTCTTTAGGCGCTCGCAGTAAGTATTTAGATTTGATTTCAAGTCACACACATTTGTTGGGATCAAAAAGTGCTGAGATTTTTCCTAAGTTCTTTCGTGCTTTTATGAACTTGCTTGAATTAGAAGATGACAATACTGATTTTGAGGACGCAGATACAGAATACAATGACGCTTTTATCAGAATGGAAGATATCCTTTTACAAGAAGGGTCAAAGTTAGCAAAGCAGCTAAAATACCCAGACTTAGCAAAAACCATTTCAACCATTCGAGATCAACGGTTGCGTGAATAATAACCAAATAAAGCCCAATAAGTGCCATGATTATACTAATCACGCTCTCGCCTCCTTTCACTACCCCTGCGATATAATGATTGCAAGGAGGTGATATTAATGAATAACTATTTAGTAACTTTTAATCCAGAAAAAGATCTAAACTCTGAATTTGCAGTGACCATTCGAACAACTTTAGAGAATCTATCTCCAGATAAATGGGTTCAAATATTTCCCTTTCAGATTGCAATTCAATCAGAACTAACAATCACCGAACTGAAACAAGAACTTAGTAAGATAGAAAAATCACAACGTGTTTCAATTGTTCGCTTTGATGCATGGTCTACTAACGAAGAACGCAGTAGCCAGTTCCTTTCTGAATACGGATATTAGTTGCTACATCTCTTTACGTATTCACCATAATGTTTTACAAACTCTTCTTTTGATACCGGGGCAGCTTTAAAAGCAATCCCTGGGAAAATATCATGGCTTACTTCTTTGCGCTCAAGACTACTTGCGATAGTTTTGAGCGTTTTATTAAGTTCGTGTAACTCGACTAACAATTGTGTTACTTGTTTTTGTGTCATTTTGCCGCCTCCTTTTTATGACTAATAGTCATATTGTTTCCACGCAAAAGATCATCAACAGTTACGTTTAACGCGTCCGACAATTTTAGAATAGTATCAGTAGAACCCTTTCGTCTGCCATTTTCCATTGATTGGACCATTGCTACAGAAACTTTTGCATGTCTTGCTAACTCTTCTTGGGTTAAATTCATTGCTTCTCTATAATATTTAAGTTTCAAAATCATCGCCCCTTTCATGTACTAATAGTACTATGTCTATTTGTACAAGTCAAGTCTTTTTGTACAAATAAAATAAAAGGTCTGTCCTTTACTATCTGTACAAGCTAAAATACTAATTGTGGAGGTTATCATACATGACTATTGGCAAAAGAATAGCAAACCTAAGAAAACAAAAATCTTTAACCCAGCCCATGCTGGCTGACGCAATGAATGTTAGCCAAAGCACCATCGCAAGTTGGGAAAGTGATAGAAGATCCGTTAGCAACGATGACTTAATAAAGCTATCAGATTACTTTGGAGTAACAACCGACTACTTGCTTGGAAAGAACGGTACTCCAAAATGGGCCAACGAGAAAGACACTAAAGACTTACAAGATTTTTTAGATGCGAATGAAGGCTCAATGACCTATGGGGGTGAAGATCTTACTGAAGAAGAAAAACAACAAGTGCGTGTGGCCATGGCAACAATATTCTGGAAACGCCACAAGCATGATTAGGAGTTTTACCTATGGATAGAGTAAAAGATATCGTTAAAACTATTGTCAATCGTTATCACACAGCGGACCCGTTTGTAATTGCGGAAAAGCTTAACATACAAGTGGAATGGTGTGATTTTGGGGCAATGCCTCTAGGTAAAAATGCTTATGACAACCAAGAGCCTATCATACTACTCAATAATTCTATTAAACACACGCCTACACAGTATTTCATACTTGGTCATGAACTAGGCCACGTTATATTCCATGAGGGGCTGATTGGGTACTACACTTCCGTTAAACATGGACATTCTAAGTTTGAACGGGAAGCTGATGAATTTTCAGTTGGATTGATGGGAATGCTGTTTATTGAGGAAAATGGCCATATTCCCTATTCATACAGAGAACTGTCCTATCAATACGGGGTACCATTTGACGGAGATTAATATCAATTAATTTGGAGAAATTACAATGAAAAGAATGATTGCAATCGGTATGACTATATTAAGTGTTGGGATGTTCTCTGCCTGCTCGACCAATTCTAACTCGCCAAAGAGTTCAAACAGTAGCAGCCACTCAAAATCTAATACAGCTCAGCATTACAAGTATTACGCCAAGGGAAAAACATTCTATGGCCCTAAAGGTACACTAAAAATTAATAAGTTAATTGGCTATACCCTAGATAATAATCACTACTTCATTTTAGATATTACCTATAAAAACACTACTAAAAAAGAAGTCGATGCCAGTGACATTATGACGCCCAATATAGAAGCACGGCAACTAAACAAAGATAAGTCTCAAAAGGTCAATCTGAATGGGAGCAACTCGGCTTCCCAATACTATAGAGACAACAACAACATCGATGATTACAACAAATTCAACGAAATAACTGACAGTGCGTCTAACTCTTTAATGCCTGAAAAGGAACTACACACTTTACAGGAATTTTCATATAAGTTGAATAATAACGAAAATGATATTGAACTTAGTTTAAGCGATCCAGATGCAACATCAGATGACACTGTTAATCCTAAGAAGAACAAAATTACAATTGATATTAATTCAATTCAAGACAACTCACTTAATTTGAATGACTACAGTACCAACTAGTCTTCACCATCGGTATTGTGGTAAAACATTTTATGAAAAATAACATTGTAATTGTTGAACGAAGGTGATCAATATTTTTACCGCTAAAAACATTCTAAAAACTGCAAGTAACGTATCGGGAGCCATATCAATTGCATCCATTGGTATGCTAGGAACAAGCTACCATAAAACAGGCCTACTCAGTCTTATTATCTTCATCCCTCTAACGATTATTTTGTGGCTGTTGGCTGCAAATGTTGATACAAAAAAACAATTAGGTAAGCTACAACAGGAGCTCACTGAAGAAAAAAATGCACAGAACGCAGTAAATGTAAATCTCAGTGGGTTAAAAGAAGAAAATAAAAAACTGATGGAAACGATTCGTTGACTTGAAAACACAATCAGTATATTAGAACAGATGAAACAGTTTTATGAAACTGTTCTAAATAGCTACACGCTCAGTGAAACACTAAATCAGGAGGAACAAAATGCAATCAAAAAAATTCAAAATCATAAAGATTATTGATTCAACTCATATTCTAATAAATGGCGGTATTTCAGATGACGTTACAGTAGGCCAACGTTTTCAGATATCTGGAAACGACGGCGAAGATGTAAAAGATGAAAATGGCACAGTTATTGGCAAACTTGTCACAAAAAAAGCTATTGTAGAAGTTACTACTGTGCAAGATAAATTTGCGATTTGTGAACCTATTGCAAAGGACTTTCTGGCAGGACCCGTAGCAGGAAACTACAGATCCCCTCTTAAAGTGAATTTAAACCAAATATCTGGTGGATTAAGCATTGACGATGAACCGATTAATATTGGTGACAGCGCATTGCTTCTTCCATGATTAACATAATCCATTCTTAAATGCTTGCTGAATCAAAAATGACATCCTGTCATCATCTGAGTACATGTTTGTAGCATCTAAGTAACATTTTCGGTTAGTCCAACTAGGATTATTGGCTTTATTGATTACCGCTAAAAAATTAATTGTCTCAAAGTAGTTCAAAGATTTTACTATGCTAACTAGATTCGTACCGTCAGAAGAATATTTTTTTATCTCACTTTTCTTAAACATATGCTTTCTCTCCTGTCATCAACTTTTTCAGTACAATTATAAAACATACGTTTGTGTTTTACTATTCTCATCGTCTACACTAAAAAAGCGCATCCCCTCCCGCCGAGAAGATGGATGGGCTTTCACGCGAGCGTAGTTCAACGGTAGAACAGTACTCCTATGAATTGCTAACTAGATACTTTCAGATGTAGGTTCGACTCCTGCCGCTCGCATTAAAATAAAGAAAGAAGGCATACTATGCATCAAGATATTTCAAGGTACGAACTAATAGAAGATATTATCAGTGACTTAACAGTCTTTGTAAAATCTGACGCCATTCTCTACCTATCAAAAGATAGCTATTCCGAAGCAGAATACGACCGTATGCTTAAAGGAATTAAAGACGATTTGGTGACACGCTTCAAGCAAGGAGAGGAATAGTAAAATTTTGCCAGTCAAGCCAATTGAATCATTTCAGTTGGCATCTTGCGAGCGTAGTTCAGCGGTAGAACCTTATTCCAAGTCTTGAAGCCCATTCTTTCTTGGAGTACTATGCAGGTCCAACTCCTGCTGCTCGCGTTGTAACAAAAAAGTACATCCCCACCGGTCAAAGTTTGAGATGTGCAAAGAATAGAAGATGATTATTTATCGATCAGAAGCCATGGAATTTCAGTTATATTCTTAGCGCGATAATAACTCCACTAATAGCGATTGGTGCAACATGGAAATACGGTGCCTACACATCAATAATCGCGGGGCTAATAGTTACTGCTCTTTGGGGCTGGGCGTTATATGGTAACTGTAAATATGTGTACGGACGATTACGAGGACACACAGATACTATAGAAGAAAAGTACAAAACAGCTAAAGAGAAAGCTGATAAGTTTGACGATTTATTGACAGAGCAAATAAAATTATCTATAAAACAAGAAAATGCTCCAATCAGCTCACACTTAAAGTCAACACCAGATGTGTCTAAAGACCACACTCAGTCCCAAATCGAATAGATTTTTCTAGTTCATAAATAAGTCTATTTTTATCACTGTGAAAGCGAATGTAATCCATCGTATCAGACCGTGACCAATCTGGATGTTGTGATATTAATAGTGTTAACAACAAATTACATCTCTGTGAACTACTTAGACTTGATACAAAGAAGACAATTTTTAACATTTTAAAACCTCCTATAATTTAGAAAGCTGGCCATATAGTGATCAATAAGCATGTAGAAAAAATAAATTATCTGTATAGTACTGACAAAACTGGTAAACCAATAGCAAGATATGGGGTGTCTAATTTTCCTGTATCAAACAAATTTATTTTACAATCCTTGCTATTTGATTTTGACATTAATAAGACATACAAGATATGCATTTCTATAAAGAACAGCAGTGATATAGTCCTAGTAAACACTAAAAACAATTATAAACTTGACAAAAATTCTTTAAGTAATGTTAGCTTTACTAACAAGGAGCATACGAGAGCAAGCACTGTTATAAAAATTACTACTCCTATAGTAAACTTGGTGGCCGAAGATATATACGAGTTTATAATATCTGTTAACGATCAAGAAGGCAATTTACTAGACAGTAAGGAAACCTATGCTGCAATTCAAAAAAACAGATAATTATTAAGCAACAAATTTAAGTCATGTATCTCCTAACTAATTGTTTAGTATTAGTATACATCGAACGGTTGTTTGCCACAAACCAAAAAGCACATTCCCTCCCGCCAAGAAGATGGATGTACTTCATGCGAGTGTAGTTCAACGGTAGAATGGTTCCTTTAATTCAAATATAGCCTACCTTCCAATGCAGGTTCGACTCCTGCCGCTCGCATTTAAATTTTCATTGGACCTTTAGCTCAGTTGGTTAGAGCAGACGGCTCATAACCGTCCGGTCGTTGGTTCGAGTCCAACAAGGTCCATTCATGCGAGTGTAGTTTAGTGGTAAAACGACAGCCTTCCAAGCTGTAGTCGCGGGTCCGATTCCCGTCACTCGCTTTATACCCCTTGATTGGGGTATATATTTTAAATCAAAAAGAACATACGTTTGGAAATTCCAGCCAGTTGCTATTTCCGATTTGGAGGGATAAAACATGTCAGTAACGAAGTTAGCAAGTGGACGCTGGCAAGCACGAGTCAGCTATAAAGACAAACAAGGCAAATACCGCATTGCAAGCCAGTCCTTCAAGCGAAAGGGCGAAGCTTCTGAATGGGAAACAAAGACAAAAAGCGCACTCATTGATGGCGCCGATTTGTCACGGAGCACCGAATCATTCAAAGATTATCTTTTTGACTGGATCAAAATTTATAAAACAGATGGTGTCAGTCGGCATACACACGAGATTTATTTAGGAAATTATAACCATGTTGCAAAGTACTTCAATGACAAGCCTTTAACAGCCATCACGCGAGCAGACTACCAGAAGTTTTTGAACGAATTTGGAAAAACACGCGGCATTGCTACTGCTAAAAAACTTCACCAGCAAATTCACTCAGCTGTCAGAGACGCAGTAGCCGATGGCATCCTTCAACGTGATTTTGCCTATAAAGCGCATGTTACTGGGCGCCCTCCGAAGCCAGTAGAAGATAAGTTTCTAAGCTTGAAGGAATACACCAAGCTGCGTAAATATTTGATTAAAACGGCCGACTATAGCCATATGACAATGCAAATGCTTCTTTTTCAGCTTGAAACTGGCGCTCGCTTTGAAGAAGCCGCTGGCATGACTTGGAATAACCTTGATCTTGTTCGTGGTATTGTCCACATTAAACAACAGTGGGTAGAGCGCCGACGTGATTTTGGGCCAACAAAAGGCAACGGGAAAGCCGATGGGGACGTCTCTATCCCTAGTGGCTACTGTGACTATCTGCTAGACTACAAGCAGGTACAGAGTGATTGGCTTAAGATGCACAGAATCAAAAACCCTAAAAATCTTGTGTTTTGGTCGAAACTTGGTAAAATTGAAGGCAATGGGACAGCAAATGAGGAATTGGCACGTATTTGCAGGCGTCTGGGGATAAAAGTTGTTACTACACACGCAATGCGACATACTCATGCTTCCGTGCTCATTATGAACCATGAATCACTTCCTTATGTTCAGCAGCGCTTGCGACATCAGAAATTGGAAACGACTGTTAACACTTACGTCCATCTTATTGAGGAAGAAAATGGTGAATCAAATAAAAAAGCACTTGAATTGCTCAATAAAGATTTTTAA